CAAAAGGCACTGGAGAAGTTCAAGCAAATGGTAGTGGATTAGCAACAACAGGAAAAGCTATTGCAATGGCATTAGTTTTCGGTTAAAAGAAGCACAGGAGAATAAATTATGGCAGCACCAAATCTAGTAAACGTATCAACGATAACAGCTAAATCTGTTCAAGCAGCGTTAACTACAACTTTAACAACTGAAATTTTAGCTAACGCATCATCTTCAGGAAAAGTTTTTAAAGTTAACAATGTTCTAGTAGCAAACATTGATGGCTCATCAGCTGTCGATATTTCTGTTTTTATAACTAAATCAGGTGGTTCACCACTTGCAATTGCAAGCACAATTTCTGTGCCTGCTGATGCAACACTAACTGTTATTGATAAAGATACAGCTTTATATTTAGAAGAAGGCGATAATATCGAAGCAGGAGCTGGAGCAGCATCTGACGCTGTTATCACTATAAATTACGAAGAACTATCGTAATAGGGAGTCTAATTAATGGCTCACTTTGCAAAATTAGACGAAAACAACGTAGTAGAAACGGTTATTACTTTTTCTAACGATGAAGTAAGTGCTAATGGTGGAGATTTATCTGTTGAAGCAGAAAACTTTGTAGCTGCTAGACATCCAGGAACTTGGAAACAAACTTCTTATAATAATAATTTTAGAAAACAATATGCGGGTGTAGGATATAGTTATGATGCATCTAAAGATAAATTTATATCTCCTCAACCTTATTCGTCATGGACTTTAGATTCAAATGATGATTGGAAGGCACCTGTAGAAGAACCAAACACAAAAGTTATTGATGCAGATAATAATATTTATTTGCAAGCATGGAAAGAATCAACTCAAGAATGGATTGGAAAATTATCTACAAGATACTTTACATGGAATCCAGATACGTTACAATGGGATGAAAACGGATTAGAGGAGGATTGGATATAATGCCAGGTTCAGGTGGATTTATTTTTGGGACAACTATTACCCCTACAAAAGGAGATTTATTACAAGCTTTTACATCACCCGGGACTTTTACAAGTCCTGTTGGAGCTACCAACGCTGATCTTTTAGTCGTTGCCGGTGGAGGAGGAGCTGGAGGTTCTGGCGGAGGAGGAGGAGCCGGAGGGCTTAGACTCTTAACAAGTCAACCTATACCAGCTAGTCCTGTCACTGTTACCGTAGGAGCCGGAGGAGCTGCTGGTGCAAGTGCGCCGCAGGGAGGTAGTGGTGGTAGTCCCTCTTCTTTTGGCCCTTCCTATGCAGCTACAGGGGGCGGTCAAGGTTATCAAGTATTATCACCTCCAGGATCAGGAGGTCCCGGTGGATCCGGCGGAGGAGCAGGCGGTAATTCACCTACAACTCCAGAACCAGGAGGATCAGGAAATGCTGGAGGTTACTCACCACCTGAAGGACAACCGGGTGGTGCAAGTAAAACTGACGCTGCAACTTTTACAAATTGTGGTGCTGGTGGTGGACGCAGCGGTGCTGGTGCAGGAGGAAATCCTCCTTCTAGTCCTTATGTTGGTGGAGCGGGACTAGATGTTCAACCCACTATGGGACCAGCTCCAGCTAACCCAGGTTTTTACCCACCTTTTCCTTCACCTCGTGCACCTGAAGTAGGTTCATTTGCTGGTGGTGGCGGTGGAAGAAATGAAACTCCAACTCCAACAAATACTTTAGGAGGTACTGGTGGCGGAGGATCAGGAACTATACCTAGTCCAGGTCCAGCAAACCAAGGAGTTGCAAACTCTGGTGGCGGTGGCGGATCAGCTACTTCACCTGCAGGTAATGGAGGATCTGGTTTTGTAGGAATTAAAATAGCTAACGCTGGACCAGTATCAGCATCTGGAGTGTGGACACTACAAGATCAGTTTGAATATAAAAAAGACGATCTTTGGACTTAGTAGTTCTAGACATTAAATATTATTTATAATATTTATAGAAAGAAAATTATTTTAAATGAATTTGAAAGATTATTATTGGTATTTTGATAGTGTTTTACCCCATAAATTTTGTGATGAACTTATTAAATATGGAAATACAAAAAAAGAAGAACTAGGTCTTATAGGTGAAATTTCTGAAAAAAATGCGAGTGGAAAATCTTTAGAAGATAGAGATTTTCAAGATTTAAAAAAGAAAAGAGATTCAAATGTCGTATGGCTATCTGACAGGTGGATT